TACGCTGGCACCTGGCCGCCGCACCGGATCGACGCCGGGGCGCATGCCGTGACGTGGTGGGCTGGCTACGGGAACAGCGGCACCGACGTGCCCGCCGCGATCCGGCACGCAATGCTCATGCTCGTGGGATTCTGGTACGACAACCGCAGCACGGTGCTCGTGGGCTCGATCTCCAAAGAACTGGAGTTCGCCGTGTCGTCCCTGCTCGACTCGCAGAAGTGGGGCTCCTACCGATGATCGACGCCGGGAAGCTCCGCGACCGCGTTACCGTCCAGATTGCCAGCGGCACGACCAATGCCCTGGGCGAGACGGTGCTGGCGTGGAGCAACTCCACGAGCGTCTGGGCGAGCGTGGACGGCGTGACCGCTCGCGAGGCTCTGACGGCTGGCCAGCAGGAGGTGAGCATCACCCACAAGGTGCGACTGCGGTATCTGCCGGGCCTCACGCAACAGATGCGGTTCGCATGGCGGGGCCGCACGCTGGAGATCGTGAGCCTGCTCGAGCACGGCAACCGCACCGAGCACGAGGCGATTTGCCAGGAGAACGCGGGCTAATGGCCGTCGCGGGCATCAAGATCGACTTCGACGACGCCCAACTGGAGAACCTCCGCAAGTCGCTGCGTGATCTTTTCGGCCCCAAGGAACTCGCCCCGATCCTCGGCGAGGTGCTGGAGAAGGCCATAAATCCTGCGTACATGCGGCTGCGGGAGGTCACGCCGGTCGGCCCCACCGGCAACCTGAAGCGGGCCGTGAACCAGAAGGTCAAGATTTACAAGAAATCCGGCAACGCGGTCGGCCTCATCGGGTTCAACCAATCCGGTCAGGGCAAGGCCCTCGAGATGACCGAGGGCGGCGTGAAGATCGGCCCCGACCGAGCCTTTCACCAGTGGTGGATTGAGAACGGCACCAAGCGGCGCGAAGTCACCAAGGTGGCCAACAAGCCATACACCCGCCGCAGCAAGCTCGGCAAGGTGCATCAGGTCAGTGGGCAGAACTCGGTGATCGCGTCGAGCCAGGCGAGGTATGGCAAGTTTCAGATCAAGCCAGACCAGAAGGGCGGATTCACCACCGATCCGCAATACCCAAAGGCGTTCTTCAAGAAGGCGAAGAAGGGCGAGACGCTCATCATCGACCCTACGCCGAAGGGCGGCATCGACAGCCAGCCGCCAGTGGCGACAGCCTGGCGGCAATCGCAGGGGCACGTCGCCTTCATCCTCCAGCAGGAACTCCGCATATCGCTGGAGCAGGCGCTCTCGACGCTGGTGTTTCGCACGAATGGCACGGTGAGCAACAGCACCTAACTGCAAGCAGGGCGGATCGGCTGTCACGCTAGGGGCATGTCGCTGAAATCCCCCGAGGCTGTTGCCCGCTCTGCCCTGGTGGCCGATACCGCCGTGGCGGCCTTGCTTGGCAGCCGCGTCTTCCCGGTGCTGGCCCCGGCGTCGGCGGCCCTGCCGTTTGCCACCTATCGCCGCTCGGGCGTGCTGCGTCAGCAGACGCTCTCAGGCCCGATGGGCATGCCCACCGTGAACATGGCGCTCGACCTCTACGCCGAAACGTATGAGGCCGTGCGGGACTTGGCAGACAAATGCCGAAAGGTTCTGGATGGGTACGGGGCGACCTTGAACAATGTGGAAGTGAAGCACGTCAGTCTTCAGAACGAGGCTGACGGTTTCGTGCAGTTGGCGGGCGGTGAGCTTCCGCCGGTTTATTCGGTATCACAAACCTACGCAATCCTCTGGCAGGAGATTTGAAGCATGTCCGCAACGCCCCATGATGGTGCAGGAACCGTCTTCACGTTCGGTGGAACGGCCTTCACAGTCACGAACATCGTGTATGCCCTCACCGATCCGGCGACCGAAGACAAGATCGACGTTTCGCACCTCGGCATCACGACGGGCAACAGCGTCCGCACCATCGACCGGCCGCTGACCGGCTCGGTTTCGGACACCGGCCGCGAGGTCACCATTGAGTACCTCGGCAAGAGCATCATCGCGGACGCCTCCAGCGCCGCCCTGGTGATCACGCACTCCGGTGTTTCGTTCCTGTCGGCGAATGCCACGGTTGCCTCGTCGAGCGTCACGTTCGCGGTGAACGACACGATCAAGGGCACGGCCACCTTTAAGGTTGCCCGCTAAGCCCTGACGGAGGCCCGTCATGGCTACAGAGTGCGCGGGCGTCACAGCGTCGTGGAACTCCACGAACTTCGGCGAGGTCGTGGAGATCAAGGTCAACGCGGGCGGCAGCATGCCGCTCGCGCGTGCGAGCACCTGGGCATTTGACGCAGGCACTATAGATATTTCGTGCCTGAGCACTGCCAACGTCTCGCTGGCCCAATACGGCAGGAAAGCCACGCTCGCCATCTCTGGTGGTGGGCTGACGTTTTCCACCAAGGCGATCTGCGAGCGGGTGCAACTCTCGGGCAAAGTCAACGACATCGCACGGTATGCGGTGACGTTCAAAATCACGCCTGAATGAGGAATGAAATGGCACTGACCGCAGACCAGATTCTCGCCGCAGACGACGCCGCCCTTCTTGAAGTGAAGGTCAAGGAGTGGGGCGGCAGCGTGTTCATCCGCGTGATGAGCGTGGCCGAGCGTGACGCCTACGAGCGGATGTGGATTGGCAAGCGCGATACCGGCATCGACAACTTCCGCACGGAGTATCTCCAGCGGGTGCTCTGCGACGAGAAGGGCAGCCTGCTTTTCACGCGGGAGCAGATCGAAAAACTCGGCCAGAAAAGCTCGGCCGTCATGTCGCGGCTGTTCGAGAAGGCCACGAAGCACAACGCCATGAGCGAAGCGGACGTGGAGGAGTTGGCAAAAAACTGAACATCCGCCCGCTGAGACGGTTTCTGTTTCGGCTGGCGGGGCACTTGGGCATGACGGTCGGCGAGTTGTCCATGCGGATGGACAGCCGAGAACTCACGGAGTGGATCGCATACACGCGCTACTACGAAGCCATCCCCGACTCGTGGGCGGAAACGGGCCTCATCGCCTCGGCGGTCTTGGCCCCATACGCACAGAAGGGCAAGGCTCCGCAGGCCAGTGACTTCAATCCGATTGAGAAGCCGCCGCAACACCCGGACCAGATGAAGCAGGAATTGCAGAAGCTCCTCGGAGCACTCGGGTAACAATCATGGCAACAATCCTCGGCCTAGCGATGAAGGTGACAGCGGACGCCTCTAGCGTCCCAAAGTCGCTCACGCAGGCCGAGCGTGCGCTTCAGAGTCTCAGCTCGCAGGTCGAGAAGTCCACGGCCGTTTTCGCCCCATTCACGGAGCGGTCGGCCGCTGCGGCAGCCGAGCAGGAGCGGTTTGCGGAGCGGTTTGCCAGGCTCGCCGATCAGTTGCAGGCCAAGGCGATTGGCCCGCAGGAATATGCCGCTGCGTTTGCCCAACTGACGCAGGAAGCGAAGGCAGCGTCGGAAGCGTTTGCGGAAGGCGTTCGCATCCAGAAGCAGTACGGAGACCAGGCAAGGGTTACTGCCGACGAAATCGCAAGGGCAGTGGATCTACAGCAACGCGGTGCCATTGACCAGCAAGCACTGAACGCATTTGCCATTGAGCGGCTCGGCCTTGACAAGCAAGCCGCCGCATCGGCCAAGGCTCGGTCCGATGCCGTCTCCGCTGCTGAGAAGCAGCAGGCCGAGGCGTTCGCCGAGGCCCGCAGGCTTGAAGAGCAGGCCGCAGCGCAGGCCGTCCGCGAGCGTGCTGCCTTGGAGTCGCAGGCCGAATCCATTCGCCAGCGGAACCTGAACGCACAGGAGCGATTCGACAAGGAGGTGCGTGCTGCTGCCGCACTGGAGCAGGCCGGGCTGCTAACGAAGCAAGAGTTTAACCGCGAACTAAACAGGCAGGCCGACCTGTTTGCGAAGGCCACCATTGCCGCCAACAAGTCTGGCCAAGCGGTGCAGCAGGCAGGCGACGCGGGCGTACTCAAGTTCAACGAACTCAGTGGCATCCTTGCGGCCCTGCCCGGCCCGATTGGCAACGTGGCCGGTCGCCTTTCTGGCCTTGCGTCGGCAGGTGAAGGGCTCGGCCGTGTGTTTGCCGGTGGCCTCCAGACCGGCATCGCCAACATCGGCGCGAGCGTGGCCGGTCTTATCAATCCATTCACCGCAGGGGCTGCTGCGTTTGCGGCGCTGGGTGCCGGGGCCGTGGCGGCTGGCCGCAATCTGATTCAGCTCGAAGGCGAGGTGGAGCGGCTCGGTCAGTTGGCGGATCGCGTCGGCGTGTCGTTCTCGTTCATCCAAGTGCTCGAGGCGGCGGCCCTGCAAACAGGCACCAGCGTCGAGCAGTTGGGCGGCGGGTTCACCCGGTTCCTGCGGGCAGTGAACGAAGCCCGCGACGGCACGAAGTCGGCCGTGGAGGCGTTCAAGAATCTGCGGATCAGCACCGACGCCGTTCGTGACGGCAACCCCGAGACGCTTTTTCAGCAAGCGGCGCAGGCGTTGGCCCAGCTGCCAGACCCGGCCCAGCGGACAGCCACGGCCATGGCGCTCTTCGGGAAGAGCGGGGCCGAACTGCTGCCGGTGATCGGGCAACTCGGGGCGGCTGCGGCCGACCTGGAGCGGCTCGGCGGGGCGCTCACCGATCAACAGCGTGCCGACATCGACGCCTTCGGCGGGGCGATGGATCGCGTGGGCGTGGCGTCGCAGGGACTCTACCGCCAGATCACCGCCAACTTCGCCGGGATCGGCACGGCCATTGCCAACTCGACCGCCGAATCGCTTGGCGGCATCAACCGGCTGATTCGCGCCCTGGACGACACGGCGAGCGACCGGACCTTCCTCGGGTTCCAAAAGACGCAGGCCCGCCTTCAGGCTGACGCTGAACTGCTCAAGCGGCGGAATGAAGCCATCCAAGAATCGCAGCGGCTGGCATCAAACCAAGCCTTTGCCGATTTTGTGGCGTCGCTCAACCAGTCCATCGACGGCGCAATCAACCTGTCTGGCGAGATCGGCAAGGCCCAAGAGCAGGCTGCGGCGTTTGGGAGCGAAGGCTCGAAGGCCGTGGAAGCCTTGGTGAAGTCGCTTGAGGATGTGGCCGCCGCAGCGGAGGACGCTGGCCTCTCACAGGAGCAGTTGGCAGCCGCCCAGAAGAACGCCTTCGCGGATTTCAGCAAGCGGATTGAGGCGATCAAGGAGGAGGCCGACGTTCGCCGCCAGTCCGCCGAGGATTCCCGCCGCGCCACCGAGCAGGAAAACGCCGCCGCCGCCAAGGCCGTCGAGACGGTGCGGGCGCAGTTGAACGTCGCCATCGAAGACTCGGCCCGCTTCGGCCAGGCTGGCTTCGACGCAGCCCTCAAGTATCAGAAGGCCATTGAGCAACTTGAGCAGCAGTTCGGCAAGCGGATCATCAATGAAGCCACGCTTCGCCAGAACGCCGCCGCCGCTAACGCTGAATACCAGAAGCAGGTCGAGGCGTTCACGAAGATTGAGGAATTGCAGCGGGGTATCGCTGCCGCCGACAAGCAGCGGCTCGACCAGATCGTGGCGGCTCAGGGAGAGGCGGGGCAGCGCGAAACGGATCTGGAGTTCGTGCTGCGGCAGCAGAAGCAGTTGGTTGATGAGATCAACGCCGCCCGCAAGGACGGGGCCGTTATCGCAGCCGATGCCGCTGCGGCCCGCCTCGCGCAGCTGGATCAGATCGAAGCGAAACTTAAGGAGCAAGAGCTCGCTGCCGCAAAAGGTTTCAGCGAAAGCTTTGATAAGACGTTTGAGGAAACTGACCGCAAAACAAGGGAGGCGGTCGAGCAAGCCCGCCAAGAGTTTGGGCGCGCCACTGCCGTGTTCGCCGCCACGGGGATTGGCGATGCCATAGAGCGCGCCCAGCAACAGGCCCGCGCCGGAACTTTGACCGCTGAGCAGTATCAGCAGGAAGTCGCTAAGCAAAGAGAGATTTTCAATGAGCGACTGGCCGGAGCTCAGCGCGTTGAGGATTTTCTGACCAGCAAGTTGGACGAGCGGCAGAAAGCCGAACTTGAAGCCGCCAAGCAACTGGAGGAGCGAAAGAAGGAAGCGGCCATAAACGTCCAGGCCATAGAGGCGAAGCTAGAAGAAGAGAGGCGCAAGAACGAAGCCGACAGGGCCCAGCGCCGTTTTGGTGAGGCCCGCGAAGGAGCCAAGCGGATCCGTGAGCTTGAAAAAGCGCAGCGCATTGAGCAGGGCATCGTGGACGGCCGCGTGCAGGCCAACCGCCAGCAGGCCCAGCAGTTGCAGCAGGGCAGCAGCGCCGCCCAGCAGTTTCAATCGCTCGTCGCCCGCCAGAACGACGCCTTCCTGCAAGGCTTCCAAAACGCCTACGCCGGGGCGAACGCCGCCCTGGCCCAGAGTGCCCGCGTCGCGGAGGAGCAGGCCCGCCGGATGGAGGCGCTGACGCGGCCGACGAACGCCAGCGTAAACGTCGCTGACATTCGCACCGCCGAGGGGCAGGCGTTGGTGCAGGACGTGGCCGCACAGGCCCAAGACCCCGCGCTCATCGAGGCCCGCCTCCAGACGCGGCTGCTCAACGCCATCGCATCGGGCATCACGGGTGCCGCATCGAACTACTTCAACCAGCCGGTGGCGATTGTCGGCGCGGCGAGAATGGGGTGACGCATGAGCGTTGTATCGACCAAAGAACTGGCGCAGACGTTCGAGCGTGAGGTCGGCAGGCCCGCCATCGTCAAGCGTCGATTCGTCTGCGTTCTCGCCGACGGCACGCTTCAAAACGACCCGGCGACGGAATTGGAAATCCTGGCCGCCGTCTTCAACACGACCACGGGGGTGATCGCGTCCTCTGCGATTTTCGGTGAGCCGCACCCACGGCTTGCGGCGTGGAAGCTGCGGAAGTTTTGGATCAACGAAGGATTTGAGGGCTCGCCGTATCACGTCGAGGTGGTGCTGGAATACGGCATCGTGCGCGACGAGGATTTCCTGACGCCGACCTCGCGCCCCACCGTGTGGAGTTTTGAGGGAAGTAGCGGCGAGTTCCCGGCGTTGCGGTATTTCGACGGCACCGGCAACGGCACGACCTACCCGCTGACCAACTCGGCCTTCGACTTCTATCCCGGCTTGATGACCACGGAAAGCGTGGTGCTGATGAAGGTCACGAAGAACTTCTCTACGTTCCCGTCCTCGTGGTACGCCGCGAACAACAGCGTGAACGACGCCACCTACTTCGGCTGCGCCGCCCACACGATCCGCGTGGCTGGCATCGACACGACCTACGAGTATGAAGAGTTTGGCGGCAGTGTCGTGAAGTATTGGAAGGCGACGGCCACGCTGGCCTACCGCCAGAGCGGCCACAACCTTCTGCTGCCCGACGTGGGATTCAACTTCATCGACGGCGGGCAGAAGCGGAGGGCGATGGTGTTCGACTTCCAAAACTCCGAGTGGGTGCCGTCGCCGAATCCCGTGGGGCTCAACGGCAGCGGTGGCCTGAACATGACCGGGAATGCGACGGTTCTGAATCGCCGCGTGAATCCCGAGGCTAGTTTCGCAACGGTCTTCGGGACGCCGCCCACATGACGCCGAGCGACCGCGACGCCGTACAGTTTACGCGCGAATCCGCCGAGCGGATTGCGAACGTTGTGCGTCAGGTGGAACTGACGCCGACGCGCGGGCGGGCCTTGTCGTTCGATGCGATCCAGCAGGCTAGCGCTCCAAAGCCGTTTCGCATGGCGACGTTCACGGCCGCGTGGGCCACCGGCACCCAGCAAGTGCTGACGTTTCAGAACCAGACGACGACGCCGAACACGGTGGCGGCATTCAACCAGCTCTACGACGTGGCCCCGCTCGACACGACGCAGCCGCAGGTGTGCGCCATCGCCAAGGAAGGGACGGCGTGGTACTTCGTCAACACGCTCGACGACGGCGGCGAAGTGCGTAAGGGCAGTTTCACCGGCGCGTGGGGCAAAGGGGCAGCGAAGGCGGTTCAGTTTGCAGACGGCAGCACTGCCAGCGTTAGCAACTCGCTGTATGCCATTCCTAACGCATCTGGGTCGCGAGACTGCATTGCGGCGAAAATCGGCGATGCGTGGCAGTTGGTGAACGAAGGCCACGCCTGCGCCACAGGCAAAGACAAAGACTCCATAGCAAACGCGAGCGAAGAACTCAGCGAAAACTCGCAAGTGTTTCGCCTGCTGATCTCTCGCAGCGGCGGCGACTCGTGCATGAAATGGGTCGAAGTGAAGCCGATGACGGTCATCACGAGCATCCGGTTTGAGGACAATGGCAGCGGCCCGATCCTTAAGTGCAAGACGTGCAAGATTTGGGCACCAGCATTCGGATTGCAGGGCAACACTAACCCGATTGACGTCGGATCGGGATACATCGACGTGACGATTCCGGTCGCAAACTGCTCGGTGAGTTGATGGCATTTTTTTACAACTCTGTCACAAAAACATTCCTGTTTGCACCTAGGGAGACTCCACCCTACGTGCCTGGCGCGCCGGATGAACCGTCGTTTGGCCTCATTAGGGATGGCGACTTAGGCGCTAGGGACTGCTGCTGCTGCCCGTGTTGCGCCGTGCCGGAAGGTTCGCAGATTTACGTTTGCACGAACGACACGAAAAAAAGACGGTGCATAAATGATGGCGGCACGCCGAACTGCTCCACGCCCACTTGCCAGCCAGACACTTGCTGCAACGGCGCGTGCTGCCAGGGCACGTCGTGTTCGATCACGGCTGACATCGTTTGCCAGCAGCTCGGAGGCGTGTTCAAGGGGTGCGGCACGACGTGCGCGGCGGGCGTATGCGAATGTCCGGCCGGGCAGGTTCTTTGCGGAAACGTATGCTGCCCAGAAGGGCAGTCGTGCGTGGACGGGGAGTGCGTTGACGGAGCCTGCTCTGCCCCGTGCCAAGTTCCAGGCCCGTGGAACGACATCGGGCCGCAAGATGCAGTTCTATGCCCAGATCAGTGCGGTTGCGTTATCGAACAATGCTGCCCAGGTTGCACGACCGGGGCGCCTTGGTTTCATATTTTTGCACCCGCCTTGGCGGGAGACCAGCCGGACACTGTAATTCCGGCGTTGGTGGGGTGGGCCGGAGATATCGCCGGGTACTTTACTTCGCACGGTTACGAGTGCGTTACGATCAAGCGCCAGGACGGTTCAGAAAATGACGGAAACGGAAACGAATCAGTCAGCTTGGCGCTGACGGTCTCTGGTTGTTGCATTGACCCAGAAGAAGGCGTCGAGAGTGACGGCCAATTTCCCGGTGACCCAAACATCGGGCAAACACCGTGGAACTCAACGCTTTCCTGGCATGCGTGGGACTACAACACATTCCCCCCTTGCAAAAACCCGCTGCCATGATCGCCTGCCGCCTGTCTCATCTCGCCGCCCGCTGCCGCGAACGTGGCTACACGTTGGACGAAGTGCGGCCCTGCATCGTCTCCCAGGACGGAGACAAGATCACTGTGGACACCGACCACTCGGCATATCCGCGTACGCCGAAGCCGGGTTTCGAGTTGCCGCAGCCCGCAGCCTCACAACCCCCCGCCCCGAGTCACGGCCCCGGCACCGAACTCAAGAAACTCTTGAAGCGCATAGGCATCACGGCCACGCCCAACTGTTCCTGCAACGCCCGCGCCCGCAAGATGGATGAGGAAGAAGCCCGCGAGCCCGGGTGGTGCGAGGCCCACCTCGACGAGATCGTGGGCTGGCTCCGCGAGGAGGCGACGAAGCGAGGCCTGCCGTTCGTTGACATGGCCGGTAGGGTGCTGGTTCGCCGTGCGATTTCCAACGCACGGAAGGAGGCGGCCCGTGCCACGCAAGCAGCCAACGCCCAAGGCAGCGAAGCCTAACCTCGCCGAGCTCGACTACGAGGACGACGACGCCTCGCCGCCGTTCACCTTGGACGACGACGGCAACATGGTCCTGCGGCGTTCTGCGAAGCCCAAGCCGAAAGGAAAGCCCCGTGGCAAAGGCAAAGAAAAGCCTGCTCGATGACGTGCTGGCTCGGACGCGGAACCGCAGCCCTGGATTCGGGACGTGGTTTGAGCGGCTGCCAGCCGAGGCCCAGGCGGAACTGGAGGCGGTGCGGGCTTCGTTCGATCACGCGACGCACCAGAAGACAGCATTCGCCCGTGCGATCATCGAAGCCGCACGCGAGCGCGGCTGGAAAACAAGCGGCTTGCAGGGAGTGATCCAGTGGCTAAACGGAAAACGCTAGCGGCTTCCGTGGCGTCGAAGCTCCCGCCCGCGAAGCCTGCCGCCGATGCCGAGCAGGTGACGCAGCGGCAGGACGGCGATTCGCTGGAGGCCCGCTCGACGAGCCGCCGCATCAAGACGGTGGAGGATCTGCTTCGCCACATCGAAGCCGACATGGCCCGCTTCGAGGTCGCAGCCAGCGAGGCGACGAAGTGGGAGTGCGGCGACGGCGACGGCGGCACCATCGAACTGCACCGGGTCTTCGTGCGACTCAAGCCCAAGGGCGGGCCGACCACCATCGAAGTGGTCGAGGCGATGATCGACGCCGCGAAGAAGACGCTCCGCAAGCCCTTGACCAAAACTGTCAAGGCACCCAAGGCAGACGGTCTATGGCAGGTGCTCGTCATCAGCGACACGCACTTCGGGGCATACTCGTGGAGTAAGACGACGGGCGGCAGCGACTACGACCTCGACCTAGCCGAGCAGCTCGTGGGCAAAGCCGGGGCCGAACTGGTGACAGTGGGAGATGCCCACAAGCCCACGCGCCGCACGATCGCGTTCCTGGGCGACCTCTTCCACTACGACACCCCGAGCGGCACGACAACCGGCGGCACGCCGCTCGAGCGTGACGGCCGATTGCAGAAGATGATTCAGGTGGGTTGCGACTCGCTGCTCGGCATCGTCGAGCGGTCGGCGGCCTCGGCCCCCACCGACGTGGTGATCGTGAACGGCAACCACGACGAGGTGCTGACGTGGGCCTTTCAGCGGATCCTCGTGGAGCGGTTCCGTGGCTCGAAGGCCGTGACGATCAAGCCCGACTTCCTCTCGCGGCAATACCTCACGCACGGGCGCAACCTGCTCGGGTTCACGCACGGGCACAAGGCGAAGCGGAAACTCCCGCAGATCATGGCCCTGGAGCAACGCGAGGCGTGGAGCCGCAGCACGTACCGCGAATGGCACACGGGGCATCTCCACCACCAGGCGGCCGAGCACAACAAGCCGCTGGACACGCTCGACGGCGTGATCGTGCGGACGGCCCCGACGATTTGCCCGCCAGATGATTGGCACTCAGCCAACGGATTCCTCGGGGCTAGACAGGCATGCGAAACATTCCTCTACAGCCCCGATGGCGGGCTGCGATCCATGCACGTCAGCGAAGGGAACAGAAAGGGATGATTACCGTGGCCGACCGACTCAATGGTGATGGCGTGATGCGAGAGGGACTGCGGCCCGGCTCGCGCGAGTTCTTGGATATCCTCGACGAGATCCGCACGCTCCACTTGAGGAAGACAAAAGACTACGGGCAGGACGACGATGCCCTGAGCAACATTCGCAACTCGGCCGACGTTATCAACGTGCCCGCATACGCGGGCTGCGTGCTCCGCATGAGCGACAAGATGCACCGGCTGCGGTCGTTCTTTCGCCGGGGCGAGGTGGAATTCGACGGCGTGGAGGACACGCTGCTCGACCTCGCGGCGTATTCAATCATCGCCCTGGTGCTCTACCGGGAGAGCGTCGAGTGAATCCCCGCGTGCACTACAGCGAGGACGAGGCCCAGGAGGCGTGGCTGTGGGTGGGCCGCCACGGGCCGTCAAACAGTTGGACGGCGACCAACGGCACGGCGGCCAGGATGATCGGCCGCCTGCTCGAAGAGCGCGAGCGGCTGCTGGCGATGCTGGCGGCACGCGAGAACTTGCCGAGGCCAGCGGAACAATGAGCCGGGCGGCGGGTTGTAGGTGTTGAGTTTTCCTTCCTTTCCTCAACATCTCCCCGCTTGCCCGGTTCATTCGCTCAGGTCGAGCGGCGGCAGGAAGTCGAGGGCCGTATGCTTCGGCTTCGCAATCGTCTCGTCGATGTAGTGGTCGATGGTCACCTTGCTGTCTTTGTGACCGCAGACGCTGGCGGCTTCCCCGACCCCGGCGGCGGCCGTCACATAACTGGCGTTACTCTTGCGGAGCGCGTGGAAGCCCCTCGGCTGCACCCCAGCCACCCGGCAGATCTTCTTGAACTCGTACCACAGGCTCGTCGGGTCGCGGTCCCAGGGAAACACGAGGTCATTCGGCTTCCGCTCGATCTGCTTCAGCCACCCGGCCAACTCGGGCGAGATCGCCCGCCGCAGATCCCGGTCGCCGGTCTTCGTGGTTTCGGCCAGGAAGATGACCGCCCGACCTTCGAGGTCCACTTCGCCCCACCGCAGCTGCCTTACGGCCCCGATGCGGGATGCCGTCTCCCAGCACATGCGGATCATGCTGGCGTAGTACAAGCCCCCAGGAAGCCCGCAGACGGGCGATGG